GTCTCCAGTGCGTATTCACGAATAGTATTAAATGCAGATTGCTTGCTAACACCCATTGACCAAATAGCCACGTATGGTGCTTCAATGCCGTCATCTACAAGTACGTTGCAATAGAAACGAAGACGTGCTCTCCAGCCTGCCTTCATGTCCTTGCGGTGCATCTCTTCTGCCCAGTCACGACCTTCTGTGTCCATTGTATCTACAGCCTTACGCTTATAGTCCTTTGGGTTTGTGTGTTCTGAAACAACGAGTGCAAGACCACGACCTTCATTATAGTTTGCTGAGTCTTCATCAAGTTCTTCAATGAAACGGATCTTTACTGATTGTCCATCAGCCAACTTTAGCCAACGAACCTTACTGCCTGTTCCTTCATACTTGGGCTTATCTACCAATGCGTTGATATTTTTTAGTCCCTTTACAATAGCCATTTTATTTTTCTCCTATATGTTTGTTTATGTTTTATTTTAGCATAGAGATGATAGAGTTGTCAAACTGAAACTCCAGTTTTCTAATTGCATCATCATCCATATCGCCTATGTCTTTGTATTTTTTATCTAGTTGTATTACTGTGACAAGGTGACCTAGTTTTTCAACTAGTTTATCTTTCATGATAGCGCCAGCCTCATCGTTGTCTGCAACAAGTACAACATTATTGAAGTACTTCTCTAACAGTTTAATCTGTGAAACAGATACGTTAGCACCCAGTGTTGCAACTGCTGGGAAACCTACTTGATCAAGTCTAATAGCATCAAATGATGATTCAACTACGTAGACTGTTGTTGATGTTTTAACTCTATGCAAGTTAAACAAAATTTTACTTTTTGGTAGACCTGGGGTATTCTTGAAGTCTTTACCCTCAACAGTTCTAGCAACAAATCCAATACACATACCATCTGGAGTAGCCATTGGAATAATTACTGAATCTTGTTTTTCTGAATACCCAAGATTAAATTTTACCACAGAATCTTTTGTTATGCTGCGACCCTCAAAATATCTCATTGCTCTTGGAGAATCAATGGCTTGATTATTTAATCTCTTAATAAGCAACTCGTCATACTGTACAAAGTCTGCTGGTGCATACAATGCTTTATTTATTACTGAGGTGAGATCTGATTCTTGCTCTTTACTTTTAATATACCTAACAGACTCAAAGTATGTTCTATTAGAAGTAAACATAATTAGTTCTGTTAAATTTTTTGTGGTTTGGCAACCAAAGCAAAAGAACAAACCATTTTCTTTTGAAACTTCTCCAGCAGGTGTTCTATTGTTATTGTGATATGGACAAAAAATAATAAAGTCAGAACCAAACTCAGCCTCAATATCAACTCCTGCTCCATTAAGAACACGGCGAATCTGTTCTTCTGTATATATGTCTTTACTTGCCATCTTCAAAATCCTTGTAACGATAATAACCTTTGTCAAAATCACACTGAACTAGGAAATCTCCCATAAAACCATTACGGTTCTTTCTAAATGCACACTCAATAATATCACTATTGCTTGCACGACCAAGTGCTAAAACCCAGTCAGCATCATAGGCAATCTGTCTAGACCATGCTGTTTGTGCAAGGGTAGGAACTGTTGACAAATCCTTTACATCGTCTGGAGTAGCAGATGAGATAGCAATGATTGGTACCTCTTCACTAATAGCCATAAGTTTAAGTTCTCGTGAAAGGTTTTTCATCTTTACCGTTTCATTATCAGCCTTCTGGTTTGGATTCATTAACTGAAGATAGTCAACCACATCAAAGTCTGGCTTATACTGATCTAGTTTTCCACGAATAACTGATGGAGTTACTTCACCACCAGAGTCATTAGATATGATATGGAATGGTGGGCGACCTTCAATCTTATCTGTATGCCACTTCTTCATCATATCAAGTTCTACTTCACCATTGGATAGTTTACGGTGAGACCAAAGTCCTTCACCCATAATGGTAAAAGCACGATTACGAACTTCTGTTTCACTCATTTCAAGAGAGATTATGAGTGGAGTCTTGCCCTGTTTCCAGGCTTGCACAGCAAAGTATAAAGCCATCCATGACTTTCCGATACCTGGATATGCTAGAAAGACTCCTAACTGCCCTGGCATAATTCCAGATGGTAGATAGTTATCAAACCCTGGCAAACCTGTTTTAATTCCTCTATGGCCCAATGCCTGTTGTTCTTTTACTTGTTCAAAATATGCAATTGCAGAATCAATATCTGTTGCATCAATATCACGGATTGCAGATGTATTCTTTTTAAGTTGTGAAGTCTTTGCAATAAGATCTTCAAGTGCCATTGATCCTTGCCCATTTTGAACTTCACCTGCTGCGGACCTTAGAATATCCTTAAGGCTATCGTTTAAGTATTCTGTTTGCAGTTCTTCTAGGTGATGCTTTGTTGCTCCTATACCTTGTACTGGCTGGAAGTCTCTAAACTTTTCTACAACTAATGATGTTGGTGGGACTGTGCCATTATTTTCTGCATACAGTCTAATAAAATTCCATACATCGTTATGTGTACGAAGCAATGTCTCTACATTTGCCTGAAGCAAAACATGAAGTTGTTTATCGGCCAATACTGCGGAGATTACTTTTGCTTCTGTATTATTCACTTAGCCACTCCTTTGCCTTTTTTCTTAGTTCTGCTCTTTGCTTAATGTCTTCTTCTACTTCTAGTTTACCATTAAGAATTTTTTCTGCATTGTAAGCAAAATAATTCCATGTTGGATCTTGTGCAACACTAAAGTAATATTCTAATAAATCATAGCATTCAGAAATACCGTATGATTCTACGAGAGCATCTGCTGCCCACTGTTCAACATTTAAGTTCATATTAGACTTACGCTCATAGCGTTGTGTATAAAATTTGTTGAATCTACTGAGCAAAGCCATGCGGTCTTTGCGGTCAGCCATTATCCTTCGGAAGCCTCTTCTTGTGCTTCCTTAATCTTCTCTGTAAGTTTATCTTCTACAAACTTATAGACACGATCAAAAGCCTGCTCTATTGTTTCACCATCACGCTTGCTGTCAATAACGCCAAGGTCAAGTCTTAGTGACTGGAAATTTCCCAGGTTAAGAGTATATCCAAGTGTTACGTTTACCTTTGTTGAATCGTTTTCCATTTTTCACCCATTCCTATTTTAAATGCTCTCTGACCAAACTGGAATAAATCTTCCATCTTCAGTCTTTGTATATGTAAGAATACCATCTCCCATGCGCCTTGTCAACTCTTGTGTTGTAGGTGTCATGTTATTTGTTATTAGTCCATCTTTTCTTGGTTGTCCAATATGTATACTTGCAAGTATAGCACGTATCTCTTTTACTTGCGATTCTGAATAATAAGATCTAATTCTAAATGCACGTTCTCCATTTAATTTTGCACCCGTTGGAGCAGGTATGACTCCTTGTTTAATTAAATAAGGCATGTACTTTCTATGCCTATTGACAAGAACAGATGTTTCTGCTATAGTGTATGCTCTTTCTCTGTTTCTTCTAAAGTCAGAACGCAGACATGTTTCTAGTCTGTCTTTAGTTATGTTATAAAAAGAAACCATACCAGTTGATCTAGAACTATGATGAAGCCTAACTAAGTCTCCATTTAAAAACCAGATCTTCTGATTTCCTTTTATTACAGTGGACTGATTGTACTCTTCGCTCTGTATTTTTCGCTTAGCAGTAGCCATCTGCCCTCCATGCTTTCTTGCGGGGGATGATAAAACTTTCTTTCCCCACATCTCACACAGTAAGTCTCAATATGCATTTGAGAAGTGTATTGTCTATCAACAAATATTCTTCCATTGCATCTATTGCAATTTTTCATTAATTATCCTTAGTTTGGAATACCTATAGCAATTACATGAACTGTTAACGATACATCTCCAGATGTATTAAACTTAACTGTCCCGTCAACTTGTGACGTTGTAATATTCTTTACAACAACTGATACATCTTTTCCAACAACTGTTCCGCCCGTATTTACGGCTGTTGCAGAAACAATTGGAATATACTTAAAACCATTATCAAATGTAATTGAAAATGGCTTTTCGTTGCCAGCACTTACAGTACTGTTTGTTGCAACTACGCTATATCCAGCAAAGATTCTTGCCTCTGAAGTCTTTACTGTTTCTTTAGTTCCGCTTGGACTATTAATAGTAGTAGAATTATAGGTTGCAGAAGAAATCTGCTTTGCAAGGTCATTAACTGCCGTTGCAATTTGATAAAAATATGTAACATCCATAGGTTGTCCACGCTCTGGAATTGGTATTTTAGCCATTTATTTCCTCCTAATAAAGTATACCATTAAACAGTATACGGTCCGCCCTGATATACACGCAAGAATGAACTTGATCTGGTGATTGGGCTACCCTTTAAATAAATTTCTACAGAAAGTCTATTTGGTGCATCTGCCTGAACAATGTCATTAATTGTATAAGATGATGGAATAATTAGAGAAGTACTAGTGTTATCTATCTGACCAGAGTACAACCAATCACCACCGTCTGCCCTATCCCACCTTATCCATAAATCATAGGAACCTACCTGAGTAATTACAGTATTATTCTTTTTAATTACTACTGGTGTCCAAGCAAGTGTACTAATTGCTCCCGATTTATCATGATGAATATCTCCAGAAACAAATGTATACTCTGGCTTTACTACCTTTATCGGAGACCAGTGGGACCTTCTGTTTTTGTCGTCAGATATGATTCTGTATCTAAATACATAGCCTTCATCTTCAACTCTAATTGGTGGTAATTCAGATTGTGGAATTACAACCTTTTTAATATTTTCATCTGTCATTTAGACAATTGCCCCAATGTCTATAGAAAATCTAAACTCAACATAGTTTGTTGTATTGGGTGATTTAATAACAGTTTCTGCATCTGTATTTTTTACAACAGAGTAGCCAGTGAGTCCGTATACTGGATTAGTGGTTTGAGTGTTTTCTAGTCTCATTGCATCAAGTGCAACATAATAATCTTCAGATGGTGATCCACCATCAATAGCACAAGCATAAATTTTTGCTACAGTAACAGAGTCCCAAGTAAAAGCAGAAGACATATAAAGTTCTTGAAGTTGTTTTGATATTACTAAATATCTGTTGTCAGATAAGTTATACTCACCTTCTCCAGTTCCATTAACAACCTCTAATTGAAATCTTGCATACTCTGCAGTTTCGCTTTCTGTTGATGCAAACTCAACCATTATAATTACTGAGTCTGGATTTCCAGCCGAACTTCCATTTTTATTAATAATAGAAAAAGCAAGTCTAAGTTCGTCTGCTGGTGAATTCTTTGCAAAGTTTGTGGTAATTCCTGTTAAGTGAATATGATTTGATCCCGTATTTACAACAACATTATCGTTAATGTCAAGTTCAAGATCTGCATCATTACCAGCCATAATAATTGTATTATTTAAAAACCTACATCTTTCATATCTATTTACTCTAGATGTTTTATAAAAAATACTATTGTCAGCATTGGTTTGAAATACAGGGTTAGTTGTTGAAATTATGTTATCATCATTTTCATCAAGAGGTGTTGATATTGTTGGTATTGCAGATGCAGAAGCAGATGTATGTCTTTGCCAATTTTCGTTTGACGCAAAAGAAAAAATGGTCTTGCTATCATATGATCCTGCACTTGGGTTGGAGCCTGCTGAATATAATCCAATTTCAGAAATTTCATATCGCTCTTCCGTTGGTAACTCAGCAGTAAATACAATCTTGCTTATGCCATCTTCGTTTACAAAACCTCTTGAACTAATTGGAACTCTAAACATTTCAAAGTCTAGATTCTGCTGATCAGAGTAATCTGGGTATGGGTCTGTTGTTTGTAGTGGCTTTTTACCGCATCCTACGGCAAGATAGGATGCATAAGATGGAGCGTACCCCAGTAAATACTTGCCAATAATGCCTTTGCCTATGTTTGTTATCATTATAGAATCACCTCATATATTGTACCACTTGTGATAGTTTGAACCTCTACCTGCTCATCTGTTAAAACATTAACTAATTCAATAACAATATCTCCTGTATTTTCATCTAAATAAACATTTTCTCCATTTGGACCATTGCCAACTAATGGTATTTTAGAATCAAACTTGATTGAAAATCCCGCAAAATATTTATCTGATGTATCCTGAACACCAATTATGTTGTTTGGATTATACTGTTGCTGGATTAGACTAAGGTTTTTAATTGGCTGATATATAACAGTTTGTCCGTTAATAATATCATTTCTTCCTATATTAATTAATTCTTGTCCTCCAATATTTTCAAAAACTAAATCTGCCATTATTTCAATTGGAACCTGCTCATCATCAAATATAATAATGTCTGGAGTTGCTGTCTTTATTGATTGAGTTACGCTTTGATTTATTGACTGCTTTAATGCTGGTGGAGGAGTTATTGGAGTTGGGGCAACATATTTTTTTACTGGAATATCTTCTTTTTTATCTGGTACCTCTATTGTTGCATTTTTTACTGAGGTATCTACTACATTATAGGTTCCCATAGACTTTTCTTCAGCAACCCTAAAGTCTCCATACGAGTAGCGTCTTTCTGTTGGTTGCGGTGTTGCCACTGCCTTTGTTTCTTCTGCTGCTCTAGATGCTGCTGCTGAGTTAACTCGGCGCAACATTCTCATATCATCTTCGTCAATTGCCATTTTACACCTCACTCAAATATATAATCATAGTAGGACCATCTTGATTTCTTGAATATTCAATATTATAAATTACAAACTTAGTATCTTCTGGTGCAATTACATCAAAATTATCACTAACGTATTTTATTGTAACAAGATCACCAAGTTGAAGTGTTGGTATTGCAAAAATTTCAAGACCAATAGATTTTTTTGGCTTCATTGTTTTATTAATGATCCAGCCCATTAATTCTTGAGCAGCATCATCAGTTTGGATATACTCAGAATCAATAGTAAAATCATTTTTACCATACGTTATTCTGCTAAGTTTAATTTCATTATATCTTTCTTGTTCTACATAAGGAGAATAAACAAGTGTATCTCCCTTAAGTTCTGGGTCACTTAAACTTGATCTTTTATTAAAATATGAATCTACTGTCAACTCGTGTGTTGTATCTTGTGTAAATGTTATTCCTTGAATTCTTAAATAGTTACCAGATGTTTCATCAAGGTTTAAGGCGGTATCTGTTGAATTAAAAATTAAAAATTCAGCGCCGTAAGAATCTGCATAAAATCCTGATGTGGTGTATCCCTTAATTCTGTTAAATGTTGGCGATAGTTCTGCATAAAGCGCTGGGTATGCACGGTCATACTTAATATTAAAATATGCACATTCTCTCATGATGCTTCCAAATTCTTCAAAATACATACTATATTTTGGTGGCTCTTGGGAACTGATTCCCGAAAGATACGTTGACTGAACAACTCCACTCATTGCATATTTTCTAAAAGATTCACTAATATTAATCTCGTTGTTATTAAATAGGTTTGTATCTTGATTAAAAGTAGTTGAGTTTTGTGTTTGACCAAATACATTAGATATTGGGGTTGAAACTGTAGCAACTGTATTTTGTGAATAATTAGCAGCCACTGCATAAATATTTTCAAACATACACTTTGAAGAACCTCTAGTGAATAATGCCATATTGTTATAAACTGGAAGTGGATCTTCGTCATCAACAACCTTAATTAATTTATTGTTTATGTATAAATAAAATCTTCTTATCTTACCAATATCTTGATACTCTACTGATAAATCATATACAGTTGGATTTTCTTCTCCAAGCATTCTTGACTGCCCAGTAAATTTGCCATCGTCAACAATGATAGACGAAAGTCCTCCCCAAAGTTTTACTGGAATTGCATCTGTATTTGAAGAATCTTTTTTTACTTTATAAAAAAGTATATTGTCAACAGAGGTAGAGGTTTGTCCAGCAGCATTTAAGTTCAAATAAGACTCTACATTAGTTTCTGTTAGAGCAACAATTTCAAAGTAATATCCATTATTAGTTTCTGGATTAATCATAATAGCCAGTCCTCCAGAACCACCACCTATGCTGATACTTTTATCTGGTGTTGTATTATTAACCTGATAATAAGTCATGCTGCCTACTGGGGTCTGTCCTCTGGTTGTGCTGTTCTCAATCTTTCCAACAATACGCATTCTAGTTCCAAAATGTCTATAAGAATTATTTAAATTTTTATAAACATATGATACAAAGTTTAGTGGTAAATCTGTTGCAGCAAATGATGGACCACTCATAACTAATGCAGATGATTGTACTGTTCCAGTCTTTGTTGACTGTAGAGAACTAACATCTGTTTCTGTAAAAGAACTTGTTGACATAAAGTTTTTAATTATGCTATTTCTTGTAGCCTGCTTTGCTAAAGAGTTTGCTTCACCAGCAAGACCAAGAGCAGTTGATGGTAATGTTGGACTAATTTCTGTAGAGAATAAATATTTAGATTGCATGCTGCACCCACGAACATAGTCCGTAGAAGTCCAGTATGGGTCAATTCCAGCACTATGGGAGACTACTGGAGTTCCAAACTGTGCACGACCATGCTCTTGAACTATACCATTCTTAGTCTTGGTAATTCCGTTGACTGTCTCATAGAAAGGAACTGTGTATATTCTCACCAAACCAGTTGGATAAATTTTTCCATTAAAAGGAAGAGATCCTGCAAACTTTTGATACTCTTGATTACTTGTTATCCAGACGTTACTGCTGCCTTGTCTATGTGTGTTTCTCCACTGTTCAATAGCAGCAATATCATTTTCTGTTGTGGTTGTAAGATTACCGCCAACATATTCTGGTGCTAGTCTTCCAGGAAGAACAATTTCTGGTTTTGTTTCATCAAGTGTTCCGTCCTGATTTATTGGATACCAAATTGGCAAGGTAATAGAAAATTGAACTGCATCATACTTAATGATTTCTCCATTAGAATACAAATATCCATTGTATCTAGTTAGCCAATATGCATTTTCTCCAACATCAATAATATTATTTCTAATTTGATTATTTGATACATATGGAACTACATCGGTTAGTGTAGAGTTAATTGGCATTGCCCCAAGAACATAACTTGATTGTTTTGATGCAACCTCATTAATAGTTTTTAGGTTATCTGTTCCAGCAACTTCCCATAGTAACACTGGCTTGTATATCCATGTTTTTTCAGAGTCAACCAAACTTGATTGCCTAATAGACCCGTATGATCTTTGTATGTATCTAGTTGTATAGTTAATCTTTCCATCATTAAAAACTTTTCTATCTTCGCTATTAATTGAGATAATATTTGGTAAATTATCCACAGTTATATTTTCAACAAGTCCAGTATCTGCCTGGTTATTTTGTGCGTTTAAAACAAAGTCTACTTCTCTTTCAGAACCAGAAGGCATCATGTAATCTTTGCTCATTACAATAAAATTATTGTATTCATCAAAGAACATAGATGATTGCGTTGCTATTGCCAAACTTTGCAAAACCTCTGCAACATTTTTATCTGGTGAAACAAAGAAGTATGGAATTATAACGTCTTGCTCTGAACTTAATCTTTTAAATGAGTAGTTTGTAAAACCAATATAATCAAGCAACATTGTAATTGCATAACTTAATGATACCTGAGTTACTAGCATTCTTGGTGCAGAGTTTGATTCAAGATAAAAGTATAAATCTCTTAACGACATTGTTAAGGTTGCTGACTCATTACTTTCTTGTGGGAATCCCTCTGAGTATAATGTTTTGATAGGAACATAATAGTTGTATCCGTCAACATCCATTATGTTTTCATAAAATGCAAACTTAATATTTTTTCTTACATACTTACTAATTATGCTGTTTGTATTATTAATATTGAAGGATCTATCATAATCAAAAATAGATATATCGCCAGTTGAGGCAAGCAACTGACCAACTGGCAAAGATGTATTTCCTATATCAGATAGAGATTTTGTTACTCTAAAATCAATAACGCTGTCAGAAATATTTGCAACAAGTCTTGGTGACATTTCAATTAGATCAAAGGTGGAATCAAACTTATTCATTGTTTCAACTACAATACGAATTCCCTTTAAATATTCAAACTCTCTATAAACCTTTTCTTGGGTCAATATGCTATTAAAATATGATGGAGATGTAAAGTCTGTAACAAGACTAGTTGTATTATTAATTTCTTCTGATCCCAAAGTCCACCTATAATCGGCATCAAAGGTTTTATACTCGCCTTCTAAAGAGTCCCAGATATAAAAACTTCCTCTTGTGTTTTCATTTTCCATTACCAAATATGCATATCCATCTTGTGACTCTTCTGGAAGTAAAGTTGTAGAACTTAGCGTTTCAGCAAAAACAAACTTTCCCTTATACTCATTTGGAATTACTAGTCCATACTGTAATTCAACATATCCATCAGACTTAATTACTGAGGAGCCATCATCTCTTAATGTGTTCTCATCAAACCTATATGCTTCTACCCAACTATTATTTTTTAAATACTCTACTCTCCATTTGACTGGAGTAGTTTTATTTTGTTCTTGTGCTAGTGGATCTTCAAATGTTTGAGAGGCACTAGTAAAAGGACCTAAATCAACATCTCCAATATTTGTTTGCATTTTTACAATAATTCGGTTTGCTGGAACTTCTTCCTTGTACACAACAAATGGTGCTGTGTCATCTACATAGTTTATTCCATTAACCTTATTCTTGGCAATTCCACGTTCAACACTATCTTCTGTTCTATATGAAGTCCAATATCTAAACTGATCATACCTAGATGACATATAGTATCTTGGTCTTTGTGCTATGTTTGCTCCAGCATTATTTACATAAGTTCCCGAAAAATAAAGTGGTTTATTAATTCCAGACCTTGGTCTAAATGGCTTAATACAATCTTCAAGAGAATAAAGCATATTCATTTTTTCTTTTTTAGATTTAAATAAAACAGGAGTGTCTGTGTTGTCAACTCCACCGTTAATTACAACATCAGCATCAGTTGCGCCAGTATAGTAGTTTCCAGAATCCAATGGATCAAATATTAATGGAATTGTTTTGTATTGTAAATCTGAACTAAGTGGTCTGTATCTGTAGTTTCCAACCTTTAAAATATTATCTGGCATATTCATGTTCCACTCAGCCAAAATTAATGACTGAAGTTTAACAGTAGAAGAAGTTTGAAAATGATTTTTTAGTGTATTGCTAGTAAACACTTTATACCTCTTCTAAACTTACAGATATATTCCATAGGTCATGACCAAAGGTACCAGGATTACTTCCTCCACCACGCTTTACAACATTATAATTAAACTCAGAGAAATAAACTTCTATAACCTCATTATATTGATTAAGGTGTTTATATTCTGCATCTAGGTCTACTTCGGTTGGTGCAAAGTTATTATGCTTGTCGTATGCAAGAAACATCCAAAATGAGCCAGTGTGCTTTTCATACCAATCAAGTAATTCAACTCCACCTGCTCCACCATCTGCAGTATACTCATTAGTTGTTCTAAGATAATCCGATACACCGTCTTGATCAAAATTTGGTGTAGCGCTATATGCTCTAGATGGTAGATTATTCCAAGAGGTTGAAAACTTCATCTTATCAGCAATATGGTATGAACGCATTCTGCCATTAATAGTTCTTTGTCTCTTTTCAATTCTTTCTGGTGTAAATGCCATATCTGATCTATTATGGTCTGACAAGATTAAGAACTGTTCTGGTCCTCCCGTGGTAAGGGTAGGATCTGCCCCTATCTCCTGTCCTGTGGGCACGTAGAGGCCGTCTACAAGTGTTCCTGGGCTATTTGCCCAAAGAATTGCTTGCGGTCTTGAATACCGCTTTCTGCCATTAAGATAGCCTTGGGTAGCCATTATCTTTGCCCTCTAATTCTTTGATTATCAATATTTCTAATCTGAGTCATTACTGCCCTTGCAATATCGTCTGTGCTTGCATTTGAGTTAGAAACATTAACACTTATACCATAATTATACACTGAATTGGAATTATTGTTTACAGATGCTACCGTTGATTTTGGTCTAAATGTTCCATCATTAATAGCATTAAGATTGTTAAGTCCAAACTTATCTACCGCAAATCTCTTGACAACAAACTCTCCAGGTGTCAGCATTGCTGGAACTGTGTCGGTACCACGAGCAAATCCACCTGCAGCAAAATACTTCGGAACCATACCTCCACCTGAAAAACCAAGCATACCCTTTAGCATTCCTGCTGCTCTATTGCCAAGCCCTCTAGAAGTAATTGCCTGATCAGCAAGATAACTTGATGCTTGTGCTTCATTTATATATTTTTCTCTAATTACAGATGAAGGAATTGTTGTAACCTTATCAACAATTGTTGTTGCAATATCATCTACTACTTCTGGTGTAACAGTTGATGTAGTTGTTGTTTCTCTACCGCCTGAAGAAGAAGATGAAGTAGTTGATCC